CCGGTGTCTTCTCGTTGACCTTAATTGTCAACTGGGTACCCAGCACTTCCTGAATGTTATCGGGAATGCTAACACCCTTGCCATCCTCGGCCTTCCAACCGACCGCCTCAGCGAACGTGACAAGCTTCCACGCGGCATTGTTATCATACAGCGGAATCTTCTGGAAACGAATTTCCCGACCGTTGTACGGCTGCCCCGGCTCCTGCACCTTGAATGTCACGTCAAGCTGCGGTTTCCCGGCATTATCACCAGTCTTGACTGCAACTTCCTCGATGGCATAGACGGTGGCCTGCACCTTTGTACCTTGAGGGATGGGCTTGATTTCCCCACCCTTGAATGACTCTGATCCTACATTAATTACTCTACCCATATTACTGCTCTCCTGTATTCTTGGCTTCCTCGATCAATTCGTTGATCTTGGCTATTGATGGTTCATAAATCTTATTGGGAAGACCAAAACGGTTCTTAGTTACAAGACCCTGCGCCTCTCCCACATAAAGCACACGCTGAAACTTACCATCATTGTTCTCGAAATCCAAATACCCCACAATATCGGGAATTGTGGGCACGTCTTCCTTGGCACTACCCTGCTGCTTAGGCATCAAGGTAATGGCTCCGGTCTGCTCATTCTTGTCGCTCATAGCGTGCGCTGTAAAGATTGTAGGAATAGGGCTGGCATGGAAGCTACGCATCCAGTCGTTGATCCACATCTGCAAATCATCCCACGCACCATACTTATTGGCGCGGTTTTGAGGCAACTGCTTGAAATGGTTAACCGCCATTTTACTGCCCGCGTTAAGAGTATCGAACATTACAAGGTCAACATCGCCGGGATTGTTCAGCAACTCTTCCTTGACAATCTCAAGATGCTCGAATGTCGGAGTCTTGATGCGCTTCACTCCGGGGTACAAACGACCAACACCCTTTGCTGACCCTTCAATGTCAACGATGAGAACTCTGTCAAATCCTGCCGCAATGGCGGAAGCTCCCAGAATTGTTTTACCCCCACCAGCGGGTCCATAGATCAGCGCTGAATCGAATGTATCCAACGTTTCCACGTCCTCAATACCATCTTCAAAACTTAATGTCATACCAGTTTTACCTCTACCTTGTTATTTGCAAATACTTTTTGGCACGTCTTGTATTGTTCTTCACTCATGAACTTTTTGGCTAGTGTAGAGTCTACCTTAGCACTATAGAGTTCCATATTCTCACCGTTTTCACCCAGCGGGAACAACTCTGTGGCCTTGGCAGGATCGAACCGAACGTTAGGGCTGACCTCAATGATGAATCTACCCTCGATGATTGTGCCGTGGTCTGCTTGTCGCAGTCCTAGCTCATCAATGAGTTCTGAGACTTCCTCTTCGAGTTGTTTGATTTGCAGCTTTTTCGCTACGATATCATGCAGCTTTGTCTCGTCCATCAATCCCTACCTCTCTGTATAATAGTTCCGAAGATCGCTCCTAGCGCATAGCTAGAAGACACTTCGGTCATGCTATTATACATTTGATCCATCAACTGATTGAGTATCTTCTCAACCTCATCTAGTATCTGCTTATCAGTCTTCATTCTATCACCTTCTCATCGGATTTTCAAGCTACGGTGTTGTGAGTTCTTCCCAGTGACCATCATCACCATAGACACCTATCCATGTGTAAATCTTTGAACCCGGATAACCCGCTCGTCTACTCACAGCACCTGTAGCAGATTTAGCATGTCCTAAAGTCTTGTGCCTTTTAAAATCCGCAGAACCCTCATAATTTGTTCCACCATTCGTTCTACCCTGCAAGTAACTTGCGTACGGATACATCTCAAAAGGCAGAAGATCATTTAGATTTCTAGCAACATCACTAGACATTACGGCCCCATTCTATGAAGGACTTGATCGCACACGTAGCAGTCGGGATCAGACGGCAATATTTCAGGATCGCCGCCAGCTTCCAACCATTTCCATGCCGATACTACACGATCCCATGCCTTATCCGCAAGCTTTTCATCATAATCTACAGAGAACACTACAACATCACGTTCTCCTGTACCATCTCTGTTGATGAATACAAAACTGATCTTGTCCACAGGATAACCAGCCCGAATTAAAGCTCTCGCATATAGTTGAACCTGATACAAATACTTGATGGGCAACTTACCAGACAGCCTGTACTGCTCTACCTTGATACGCTTGGAGGTCTTGTAATCTACTAGATGATTCTCTGTTGACAAATATAAGTCAGGAGTAGAGAACACGTCACCATATCCGGGGATGTTTCCAATGAAAACTTTTTCCTCAAGGCGGGCATTCTTGAGAGCGTTGAATCGATAATTCTCCGGCTTGTCAACATGCTTGCTGGCCTCCGTCTCCAACAGCTTATGAATAGCATCACCGATCTTGGCACCCAACCAATACTTGCCCTGCCTCTGCTCTGTGCCTATAAGAGCATGAGCGAGACAATATGGACACGGATTACCAATGCTACTAGCGCCGATTTTACGTTGCTTCGTCCGTTCTGATTTGGTCGTCAGCAAGTCCGTTACTAATCGTTTGAGTCCGGCGTCGTCTAGTGCCATTCAATATCTCTTTCCGTTCATCTGGCGTCATGCCACCATAGATGAAATCTTTTTCTTTTGCAATGAGGGCGTAGGTTCCGCATTCCTCAAGAATGTGACAACCGGCACAGAGTTCTTCCGCAACCTCGGGGGTGGTAGAATTTACCCAGTTACCTGTCCACTTGTTAGGATCGTTGGGTTTACCATCCTTGTCAAACTCTTGCAGGCATGGCTCTGAGCCATCAATAACCCACAGTAGCTCTATGAAAGCCTTGTGCTTGTCTTTCCTGATGTTATCACTCCTCCGATGCTTTTATTTAAAGTTTCTCCTGCTTTATTCAAAGCTTCTAGACCCTCAATCAAATCACCAAATACTATGCGAGCGGGGTCATAGATAGTCGTAATCATATATCCATTCCTTACTTGAGTGGTACTAGGACTACGACTACTATTTAAGTTCTTGTCTAGGAGTTGCAACACCCTCTTCTGGGTTATACTCATACGCCCCCTCTAAAATCTCTCGCAGCATTGCCCCTTCGACTGTTAGGGGGTCTTCCTGAGCCTGCAAGAATTCTAATGCGTTGTTGATACGATCCATAGCTACCTCTTTGATTCTATCCCGCATGAATTCTTCCGGGCTAGTATCAGGAGTGCTCACGGATTTGGTAGCAACCCACTGCGTATACTCCTGTAATAACGACACGTCATCATTTACTGTCATAGTACATCTTCATCCTTAGCCACGTAATATAAGCATGGATCATGCCTAGTACCACATAAAACCAAAACCAACCGCTATCAAAGTAAATGATTGCAAAGAACAGACAAAAAACAGACCAGAACAGAGAAAATCCTGCCCAGAAGATATTATTAGTGAACTTAAACAAAGTGTGCTCTCTCTCCACTGCGTGACATAGAAATGAAACTACCGGCCTGATCTGCCATCCACGAAATACCTTCCTCGCTAGTCTCATTAGTAACTACATTTTCTTTCGGAATACCTAGTAACTCAATAACCTTATCCATATTCCTACGGCCTGTAGCAGATATCAAAGCAAAATCCCAGTTCTCTTTATCCATGAGTTGTTCCACAGTCTGAGAGAGATTCTCGCCCTTCTTGGTATCCGGTGCCGAGCTAGCACCATCTGTCATAACCATTACCACGACATGTCCCGGCTTCTCATTTTCGGGCAGAAGAGAAAGCCTGTTTCTAAAATGTTCCACAGCGGCTGCTGTGGAGTCATAAATCTGTGTGCCGCCTCCCGCGTAGAGATTCAGGTCCAAAAGCAGAGGGTCCTTATCCTCCACCCCAGCCCTATAGTAGTCATCAAAATATGCTACATCTACTGTCAGATATCCTGCCAGCTTACGAGCTTGCTTCTCCAACATTTCATGAAGTGCGCGTTGCATTACTGTGAGTACTTGTATGGGAGAACCTTTGTCATCCAAAACGTGATTATCATTAACATCACGTATACACTCTCCCATAGAGCCGCTTACATCAAGCACCAGCAGCAGCGCGGTAAAATTAGGATTTGACATTACTTACCTCTCAAGCTTTTGTTTGATTCTAGCATTGCTGCTAGATGTTTGTCAATGATCTTCTGATCATATGTTCCCGGCACGATGATCATGCGCCGGTTCACTACACGCTTCTGCCCGTCACGCGGTAGTCTACCACGCGCCTGCTCATTGATGATTCTGCTCTCGTCCTCGGAGAGCCAGATTTCCTCGGCACACTTGTATTGCAGACCATCCGTGCCTTCAGCTATGGCCGAGATAACCGCGACCACGACCTGATTCCCGCCTTGAGTCCCCCAGCCCGCCAATACGCTCTGCCTAACCTTGTCTGAAGTTCCTCCAACCCACGCGAAAGCCGGGTATCCAGCGTTACAAAATCTTTTCGCCGCCACAAGAGCGAACTCACGACTATGCGTAAATACCAATACAGGTTCACCTTCAGGAAGATCGGCAAGCTCCTCCAACGCCGCATCAATCTTTGACGAAATCGTGTCAACCGCATAACTCACCTTATTGTTGTCGTTAATAATGGGAACACCCAACGTGATCTGCCGCAACCTAATACGTGTCGTCATCGGCAACTCAGAAACCATCGGTTTCTTACCCGTCATCGGGTCGGGAGTGTTCAGCCACGCAATAGATTCCTCCTGAACCTGCTTGTATAGTCGCTTCTGTTCAGCATTCATTGACACAAAAATTTCAATGTCGTTAACGGGCGGAACTTCATTGTGGTCTGTTTCACGAATGTATGATCTATAATAACTCAGCATGGTGCCCGGCTCGTACTTTTCGCCCAGCACAGAAACAAAGCCAAGCCACTCATCTTCCTCTACGAGTAGCCAGTCTGCCACCCAGCGCCAGAACGATAGTGGAGTAGTGTACAAGCCATCGTTCTCGTTCTCAGGAAACAGCCACCGCAAAGTTGTCCATAAACCCTGCATATTGTTACCTTGTGGGGTGCCCGACATTGCTATACGTTTGGATTTCTTACCCAAACCTCGCATGTGTGTCCATGTCTTGCTGTTTCGATTCTGCATACGATGAACTTCATCAGCAATGACCACATCCACATTCAACTTAGCCCAAAAGTGCACTGGGCGAGCCCTGAAATACTCCCACGTTATAAAATACCAGCCATCGACACCCGACCACAGATCAGCCATCGCCTGCTTGCCTGACTTTGTACTGTCAATGCGGTTGAAAAAATCATCCTGTTGATACTGCCTGCGAACACTTTTGCGCCAGCCCTGCTCGGTATTGCGCGGCGCAACAACAAACACAGACTTGTTGATAGACTGGGTGCGGAAAACAGCCTCTACAGCTACTGTTGTCTTTCCCGAACCCAGCCTACCAGCAAGGAGTGTTGCCGGTTCTCGCATGATCTGTTGGCAGTTAATTTCCTGAACAGGCCTGAGCGTGAGTCTCGGTTCCACGTTTTCCTTAATTAAGAGAGCGCCAATGCAGCAAGTACCAACACCACAACGAACACACTGGATATCAGAGTGTTAATTGCAGCTACCCCCGAAGTCATAGGCTTCCGTGGCTGCCCAATCAACGCAATGTTAGCCACGATTCCCAGAACGGCGATACCAACATAAATCCACAGGAACACAACTAACATAATTACACCCTCACAAATCTGATAGCGCCGCCCAGCAGCATCATACCCGCAGCAGCCACAGCAAGCCAGCCACCGATAGGACTCAGCCCGGTGTGTGCAAGTTCCTCAGTCGGCGGAACTACACCCTTTACAGGCGGCGTAGGGATAGGAGTTTCCGTAACGACGGGGCACGGCTCATTAGAGTCAGCGAATTCCCACGTAAACGATTTCGCTTTAGTCTCACCATTGATGGTCAAAATAAATCCATCATTTGCCGTAGCGGTCACCACGCCGTCAACATAAGACCACGATACCTGCTCGGTTGAATCAGGAACGTTCACCACAAGGTTGTTCGGCCCACAAGGATCATTGTGATCAATGCTTGCTGGAATACCCACCACGGCTGGCGGAGTAGGATCAACAACTACAGGCGGAGTGCATCCGTTAGCAAGAATAACACTACCCAAAACACCGTCGAACAGAGTTGTCAGATTCTTTCCGGGGTAGGCATCCCATGACTTGTTAGCATGAGTACCAGCAGGGAATGCCGGAATGATATCATCAGCGTGACTGTCATGCCCCGCGCCTAGAGGATTCATAATCGAATCCTTGTCCACATTGTTACCGTTCGGGGACCATCCCTTGACACCCTCATTGGCATGACAGATCAGAACCTTATGGTCGGGATTATCGGCGTGCGCAGTCGCAGCAGGGATCAGCGACAGCATGACTGCACCGATCACAATTGCCAGAATTTTCCTCATAAAAGTTTTCCTATCTAAAAAATTTTTCGGGGTTAATTTTCCGCGCGCGAGGCTTCTAGTAGTTGTTACCTTTAACCTTGCGCTTGATACGCATAAATGGACGCCCCACCTTAAGAGGCTCCTCCGTGAATCTTACATCATCAGCAATCATCTGCGCAATAGTTTTTTCGATATTATCAAAATCTCGATCCAACTTTGACAGATCATTGTCATACGTGTAGCCCTGCTCGTTATCCTTTGGAGCGTATGGCATGTAACCACCCACATAAATACTGATGCCGTCCTCCGGCTCAGCATAGGTACTTACAAGGGCGCGGTCATCACGATCAACAGCATCCCCATATCCCCACTCCCACCGCTTACTCTGCTCCATGATCAGCAACCCTGTGCGCCGCAAAAAGTCCGGGTGCATCACAACCGCTAGATGATTTAGGTCGAACGGGTCTTGATGATCCTTCACAATGACAGTGATTGCTGCAATGTCGTTATACAGTAGAGCCTGCACGCGGGTACGGATACCAAACTGTTCCAACCAGTCCACAAGACGCATGATCCGTTTCTGCTTGTGAACAAGATACTCAGCGGTAGTCCATTTAGCAGCAGCCAGACCAACTTTAATGGTACAGAAGATTCTGGACGGATTACCCATAACGGAGTTACCGAAATCTTCTGGCTCCCCCGCCATGAACCTACCAATGTCAAGATAATCTCCGGTCACGTCGTAGAACACGTCGTTACCGGGATTATCCTCGTTGCGCAGGCTGTCATCCTTCTGCGAGAACTCTCTGATCCTCCACGGCTCATTCTGGAACACATGGTGAGCATCAGCCAAATCCTGAAAAATCAGAAATTCACCATCACCCGGAATGTCAGACGCCATAGCGTGCTGAGGTTCCCACTGCCGTTCCCTAATGGTGCGGAAAAGGTCTGGAACGCTCGCAAAACGTGCGATCAGTGTGCCGTCATCCCATTCATCAATCAGGGTGCCGCGAATCTTTGCCATTACTCTGTTAACTCTTCCTCGTACATTCTAAGAACAAATCCGTAGGGCTCTCCCTCATCCTGACGAGCCTGAGCCTCGGACGCCGCAAGTTCCTCAGCCTCAGTAAAATCACCCAATTCGTGTAGAAGGGTGCCGATAACGACCTCCTCCTTTATTCGGGCTTTACCATAACCCATCTTGGTCAAAGCAGCGCCGAAAATACAAGCCGGTGTACCATCATCGAGAAAATATCGGCAACTACCAATATTGGTAGTCCAGCCCTCTTCCTCGCGTGGGTACACATAGTCCTCACCGCGCTCGGTAACAACCTCACGTAGAGCCTCAAGTAGATTCATTTACATATCCAATTTCACGAAGTCGGAACGACGAATGTTCCACCCTAGCACAAAGTTGTACTTAGGGTCATAGCTGACGCCGGTAGAATCTGTCCAGCGACCATCAGCGCCCAGAATCCAGACATTGCCCAGCATTCTATACGAAGCTGGCTCGGTGGGAAGGTTCTTAAGAAATTCTTCCTGTTGCTCTTTAGGAATAACTCTACGCAATTCCCGCAACGTTTCCAATGTGGAATCGGTCATCACAAACTCCTATAGATAGCGCCGAAAATTTCTTTCATGCGGTCGTAGCCTGCCGGATCACCAAAGCCCTTGATTTCAAGGCTCAAGTCGAAACTGCCATCATCAGCCTCACCCTTGTAGGTGATAATGATATATTCATCCTCAGTATCCAAGGTCTGAGTGTGATCCTCGATAACCTCAACCTTGCTCACGTTTCTACTCATCGTCGTCCACGCCTTCTGCTCCGTCAAACACTGACACCAAATTGTCAAGATCGACCTTTGGCTTATTCACACTACCAGCCGGACGACCCTTTTTCTTAGGCTCACCCTTAGCCCATGCCGCGTTAGCGATATTGAGCAGAACAGGCCGCTCAACCTCCGGCATATTGGCAATCAGGGCAACCTGTACGGCGTCCTCATAGGTCACACCCGATTCCAACAGCAGGGCACCACGCATAGTAGCACGAGGGCTCACAACAGCACGCAGTTCCAGCTTGTTGATAGCCTCATCACGAACTTCACGCACAACACGCAGCCAACGGGTGCCAAAGGTAGGCGAAAGTGCCGCCAATGACTCCTCAATCCGGTCATCAATGTCCCACGTCATCACCGTGAAGCGGTCCATCGTTGCCGCATCGAGTTGGTTGCGCCCCACATACTGTCGGCTAGCACCATTACCAAACGTGTTTGCCGTGGCAATCATTCGGAAATCGTCGTGCATCTTCACCTGCTTAGCATCAGGGAAGAACACATACCCGTTACTTAGGGCAGCATTCAGACCAACCAGAACGTTAGCATTTCCTGCATCGGCCTCGTCCAGCAGAAACACACCACCATTCTCATAGGCAATGCGGAATGCTGTCGGGTGATAGGCACCATTGGCATCCTTGTACCCGAAAATGTCCGATTTGCTTGTCTGCGACCCTACCGAGATAGCGTAGAACTTCAATCCCAGCGAGCGTGCCACAGTTTCCGCCGCAGCCGTCTTACCCGTACCGGCTGGCCCCACCATGAATACCGGCAGGTTGGCCCCCACAACATGAAGCAGAAGCTCAAATTTGTGATGCTGCACACCGTCCAGCTTCACACCCTTTTTACTCTTGGATGTGACAACCTCAATGGGACGAACTTGCTTGGCAAGCCGAGAAAGGTCCTCAATGCTCTGATTGTAGGCCTTCTCAAGCTCCGCAGCCTGTTTACCCAAATTGGTTTTCAAAGACTTGAACTGCTTTTCCAGACCGTTTTCCAGAACCTTAGATTCCTCAGTAATGCTGTCCGCAATAGTCTTTGACAGCACGGGCTTGAGTTCTGACACTGATCTGTCAAAGATGGGCTGGAACAGGGCATCCAGAACCTCTTCGGTCACATCAATAGTCCCATCCTTACCCTTTGTCATCGTGGCAATGGGCTTTTTGGGCGTAGCCTCGGCATTCTGCCCGAGAATGGCCCGCATCTGTGCGATATCAATATTTCTTGCATCAGCCATTAAAATGTTCCTTCACCTTGTCAATGTTAATTTTCCACGCCGGTACAGATGGATGATATGTTACATCATCAATCGTTGCTTCCAAGTCCGGGTAACGAGTTACCCTGAGCATCTGATGGCCGTCCAAAGCCTTGTACAATTCAAAACCCACAGCCCAGTAAGCATCATCAGCATTTCTCAGGTCCCACACGGTAGGACCTTCCTGCCATTTATTCGTATCGGGATTCAGTACCTCGAAAAGATTGAAATCTCCTCTCTTGTGATGAACCTCCACGTAGAGTTCAAAAAAGTCGATAAGATGTGTTGTCGTCCGCATTACAGCCCTCCACGAGCGTTGATACCCAAAGCCATGACCATAGAACTCAGGGCTACCAGCTTGTATTGCTCTGTAACACCCGCATCCTCAAGCTCTCTCTTAAGTTCGCTCATTGCCGACCTCAAAGCTTCCTTATCTTTGTTGTTGATGGCATCCATAATGTCATCCACAATATTCAGCAGTTTCTTGCTGAACACTCCGGCTTCCTCAGCCATAGCTAAATCTTCCGGCGAAGGCTTGAAACCGCCGACGTTAGAAAAATTGGGCATGAATCCCATTACAAATCTCCATTCTCTGTCACAGGTAGACCATCTGTTTCTCCAATAGCAAACATGGCCTCCCACAACTCCATCTGTCGGGGTGCCTGATAGTAGACACCGTGATTGTGGTCACTCTCACAGGAGCACAGCAGTCGGGTGACCTCGTACTTTGTGTGCTCATCGAGTCGCAACCAGCCGGTTTCGAATCGGAATAGGATAACCTCAACGAAACGGTCATCCTCGAAATCAGCCGCCACATGTGGGGAACTGACCTCAACGATTTGGATAACAGAACGCTCATCGTCGCTCGTCTTATCCTCAATGGTTTTCAATACTTTGTACGTCATGATCGTCAGTCTACCTCATTGTTTTCTGTTTTGTCTATTGTGGGAATGTCCACAAAATAGTGGATTACTTCGTAGAGTTCCGCAGCAAGCCTGCGGGTGAGAAGAATTGACTTGTCATTGTCACTGTTATCGGTGATCTTGTATCCCGGCTCAGTATCGTTGCCGTTCACGATGGTCACCTGCTCCACACTATAGCCCTTATCGGATTGCTTGATCGGCTGTTCCGAACGTAGCTGGGAGAGTGCCAAGTGAAAATATACAAGCCTCTGTCGGGGAATAACGAGTCCCATGATCTGAATGTGATCGCGCCGCACAGAGAGGATATTCTCTTCCAGCAGGGGCACCACAAAAGCTTCTGCAATCTCCTTAACAGGAGTGTGCAGGGCAGTATTCATGGTCATCGCGGCACTACCCTATAGAAAGTGTATGTGCTGCAATCATCTTCAATTGATATATGAATGTCAGAATCCTCAGCCAAGAATTTTCCGAACCAACCATCCCAGATAGGAGTATTTTTGATGCAGGTTTCCAAAAGTTCCAGCCTGAATGGAAATTGGTCGGCCGTTTTGGATTCCAGCTTACGCTTGAAATCATCAAAATTCATAGCATACATGACTAAAACCCTCTTTTGAATAGTGATTGCTTGTATCTCAGTAAGGTTATCAGATCATCGAGTTCTTTGGGATATATTGTAAACCATACTCCGCCCGGAGTTTCCAGATATCCGTGCCCTCTAGTGAGTCCTATATTTGTGTGGTCCACACTAGGTAATAGGTCTACTTGCATTCCGTTATCTAACTCAAAAATCCATGATAGATGCTCTGGGTACGGAAACAAGTCACGCATTTTCTACAGCCCTCACAAGATCACGGAAAAACTCAATAACAACCGGATCGCTAGACTCGAACCAATCCTCCGGGATATCGAAGTCACCATTTTCATCCCGTACTATGTTATAGGATAGTGAACCCGGTTCCACTGTTACTACGAACGAGTTGGGAACGGTACCCATACCGATGCTGTATGACATTCCACTGTCACGAATAGGCGCGACTTCGGCCTCATGATCAGTCAGCTTAGTAGCTCTGGCGGTTCTACGTTTCTCTGGATCGGATTCGACCAGTGGCTGGTCTTTGATGATTTGATACAGAAAGTTGCGGTTCTTTGTATCGAGAAACTCTGCGATAGCTTGAATGCTATCACCACTATCAGACCTGTGCTTTTCAATCGCGGCTTTCAGAATGGCGCGTTCGGGAGCAGTACGTTCCTCAAGTTCCTGACGTTGCTGTTCCTTGACTATTTTACGCATATCCCAAAAAGCAATATACGCTTTTTGAACGTCCTCATAGCTCATCAGTGGAATCCTTTAGGTAGTGAAAAACCATGCTTGATTTTTGTCTTCTCCTTCTCAACATAGCGCACGTAGGCCATTAATGCAAGTTCTGTTTTTGGCATGGTTTTGTCAACCAATGCCAGCCAACCAGCAATTTTTTCCACGCTAGGATGTGGCTTTGATGGTATTCTTGCAATATGCAACTTTGCAGTCAGGATTCCTAAGCGAATCTCTGCAAATGCGGCAGTTTTACTTTTCATTGGTTTTTCCCTCGATAAAATCAGCACGCTTTCGCAATATTTCTGCGACAGTGTATGAGTTATAAGCGCGGCCATTACCCGTGCCATCAGGAAGACGTGCCATGAATTCATCCGCAATATCACGTAATGTTTCCGCTCGCATTGCAGCAATATCTATGCGTGACATTACATAGTCAGCGGGGAAATAAACCTTACCCTTCCACATGATTCCACCCTCATCCGGGAACCACTTGCCGCCCTCGGGCAACGAATCTTTCAGAGTGTCGG